AAATTCTTCTGATACTCTACAGAAAAATGTATGATAGGTAAATGTATTGTTTACGAATTTTTGAATGGGTACAAGTTTAGCATGATCTGGAAAGTAATTTATTTCTTCCATACACTCACGCTGTAGTCCTTCAAGTAATGTTTCATCACTTTCTATCTTACCACCAGGTATACCCCAGTTGCCCGGATTTCTGTTATCATTTCTTAATAGATATAAGAAACGGTTAGTAGTTCCGGAATAAAAAAAGACACCTGCAGAAATATTACTCATACTATGATTTATCACAGTATTAGATGACGATAGAATAATCCCCTTGACCATACCATCCTTCATAACTTTTCATCCATACGTTGTTGATATAATCAAATCTATATTGTAAGGCAGTAGTAAGGTTAGTTACATATTCAATGGTAGTAGCCAGTTGACTATCAAATGATACAAACCATTCACTTGATGTACCATCATATTCAATGATATCATTTGCATTGGCTACTAAATTTCCCCAAGCTATAGTGGTATTGTCTGGACTACCAATATCTTCTACAATAAGATATCTACGCCCGTTAATAGGACTAGGCAACCCTGCGTTTGGTCCTGTGACTGTTGGATTAATTACACTGTCTACAGGATCCAATGTGTTTTGTGGCAGGGTGTCGGCATCGATATCATATATCAATAATCTATCATCTAATGGATCAGGAACAATAGTACCTACAATATCAGTGGTCATAAATGGATTTTGTAACCATATTTGACTGATACCTGGACGTAATGTTCCATATACATTTAATAAACTACTCCAATATAAACTTGTGTCAGGTGGAGGAGGATATTCTAAACTTTCATTACTTGGATAAAATGCTTCATCAGCAGGTAACAATTGTAGTCTATTACCTATCAACAACAATTTGTATCCATATGGTGTAATCTTCTGACGAGTGCCTAATAACAAATCATCATCTTGTATGTCCTGTAATGCTTGACCTTTAAAGATACTGGCAATAACTTTTTCGATAACACCCATCTTTTTAAGTTTAGCGGCATTGCTTAACCAGATGGGCATATAGAATTTCCAACTTAATACATCAATAGGATTACCTGTACCCTGCGGTATACTGCGACTGGTAAATGTTATACCATCTTGATATACAACACTTAAACTTGTCCAATCAATGAAGTTATCAGTACTTTGTATTTCTAATGATGGATTAAACAATGTGCCTAATTGTTCAACTAATTCTAATTTCTGTTGATAATTAGTAGTCCATAAATCAACTGTTATTCTTAATGTATAAGGTACGGGCATTAATCTTTCAACTGTAAATGCTTGCCCCTGTACTTGCTCATAATTTTGTGTGTCATTATTGTATGCACGTTGACGAACTTGTATCTTATCAATGAACGTAGGGTCCTGTGTACGTTTTTGATCGTATTCTAATCCACTGATATAATAAGTCATCAGTGGTGCGCTCGGTAAATTACTTGCACTGTTATTAGCTATGATAGTGCTAGCTTGTCTACTACTATCACCATACATAATAGGAACACGAACAAATATCTCATTACCTGCAGGATCTTTGCCTTTAGTAACTTCCCAATTGGAAAAAATTTTCGCAAATTGAATTAGAAATCTGCGTACCTGATTATCATAGAAGAAAGCTGCCATATATATTCTTTAAGGTTGTGGTGGTATGGTGTCTGGAGTAATTGCAAGTATTGTACTCAATGCCTGTTTCTGTGTAGTAGTTGTGCCATCAGTTAATACTGTTACATTGCTATTATTTATGAAGCTAGATTGTTGTGACAAATCTCCTGTAGTCATACCGGTATCTGTTCTTACATTTTGTGAAATTCTTATCCATAATTGACCATCCCAACGATATAGTAATTGTGGCAAATAATCTATGCGTAAGAAATAATCTCCTACTTGAGGATTTTGCGGGAAACTAATGCCAGCACCTGTTGGGAATCCATTTGGTGCTTCTCCTGTACCATCTAAGTAACCTGTTGTATATCCAAAACTTCTTGGACTACTACGTGCAATGAATTGGAATCGTGGATCACAATCTGCTCTAAAGTCCATATCTGGTGTTATCTCATCAGTGAATCCTGGTAATTCTGGATTCTGGTCAGCCGTTGCATATGTATTATCTGCTGTACCGTATGGCCCTGTAATGACGCCAATACTATCAAGTGTTAATACAATATCACCTGATACTGCACCTGAACCAGTGTCAGTTAATGTTGGTTTAATGGTTATCGATTTCAATGACAACGTTGCGTTAGGTTCTACAGCACCGCCTTCATGTGTCATATCCCAAATTGTTTTTACTGAATTAGCAGGTATACGTAATACTGGGCTAGCGTTTCTATATTGTGAAGAACGCATCATTTGTACAGTAGCAGTAGGCGGACCAAAGTTTGATATTATAACATTAACAGGTGGTGCAGGTTGATTATACTTACCTGATAATTGTGTATCAGTTTCAAATACACCATATGTAGGAACGATATATAAATTATTATTATCATATCCTGATTTAGGTACAAGACGTTTAGCCTCTTCCAGTGCCGCATTATTAATTGCGATATTCTTATTATAAGTAGCGAGAATATCTTTAAGATTTGATGCCGTATCTAACTCCCAATATGTTGGATTTGGTGGCATAATGCCGACCGGTACTTCTATTTTACTGACATAATTCTTATCACCAAATGTAATGACATAACCCGGTGGATATGTTTTATCTTTATCCCATAATCCTAAATAGTTATCTTGGTTAATTGGTTCAGCTAATATTTGACTAAATTCTTCACTGTCAACTAATGGTTCACATTTAATACGCCACATATGTGGATACCATGTTTGACTAAATCCTTCACTAGAAAAGTTAGCGTCAGTAATACTATAAAATCTTTTTAATGCTACTGGGATAGTTTCTTTTAATGGATTATAATCTAATAAGTGAGGTAATTCTAATACATCACCCACCATTAACTTGCGACCAACAATATCAATCATATCATTATAATGTACATTGATAAAAATAATATCGTTATTTAAGAATAAACCAAATTGACTTAAATCAAAGTCTAAATTCTGTACATTATAATGACCACGTAAACGATAAATGTTTGGGTCATATGTTCTATCTCTATTCTCTAAAAATAATAAATCCTGAATATTAGTAGGATTTAAACTATCATATTCTGGTTGAGTATAATCAATACTAGGTCCTTGATTAGTTGGACCTAAATACTTGTGAATGTATAAATCCGTGCCACCTACACGTAATTCTTCGGATATTGTTCTATCAAAGAAACGATAATCATTTTGTTTATTTGGGCGGTATAGGGATAACTTTGGCATAATAGTATTTATCGCAATGTCCTACGCTTGAATCCTAAGGTTGACAATAAATATGGATTGTGCTATAATAATCAAATATTAGTAAAGGAGTGCCTAATGGCAACACGTAAGCGTAATACAGAGGACCATAGTCTAGTTAAAGCATTGAATCCACGGGATGCAGATGTACAGCATTATGGGGATGAACCATTGTTTGTTCTACAACCGGATGAGGATAAGCGTAGAGTCGCATTGATGCGTAGTTTTACTTGGTATCATCGTTTTTATGGGAAAAAAGATGCTAAAGAATTGTTAGCCCAATATCTAGAATTCAATGATAGGCCTATAGACGCTAAAATTATGCGTAGGATACATGAAAATGAATTTTTGTTGACACTATGCTGGTTAGCCCGTATTCAATTACGTGGGTTAACATTGACTGAGCATGAGGAACTGACACTTGAAAACGAAATCAATCGTTTGTTAAAGTTAGTACATAAACCAGAAGAAGAAAAAGTTGAAGTTGAGGCACCAACAAGACCCAACATTCAGGAAATATTAAAAGACAAAGCACGTGAAGCCGCAGGTGAACTTGAAGGATTGTTTGATGAATTCATTACATCCGGTGCACCTACAAAGCATACACTACGTCCAATGGATGAAGTTGCTAAAAAGAATGTGATGCCACAGCATATCAGTATCTTAACTGAAGTATGGAAAAAGAAACAGAATGAGTTTGAAGAAGTACTTAAAGGTGTTGATGGTCAATTGGTTCAAGGTTACAATCATTTAACTAAAACACAAGTTAAAAACATTGTTAAATTCATTGAATTGGTTATCAATGATTTAAACAGTTATATCAGTGTCAAGAAAGCCGCAAAAGCTCCTAGGGCACGTAAAATAGTACCAGTTGAAAAAATTGTATCTAAATTGAAGTATCAAAAAACATTTAAAGATACCGCAAGTAAACTTGACTTAGTAAGTATCAGCCCAATTAAACTACATGGTGCAAGTGAAGCTTGGATTTATGATAGTGCTAAACGTAAGTTACATCATTATATTGCCGATGATTACAGCAAAGCATTTACTGTAAAAGGTAATACACTACTTGGCTTTGATACAGCAAAGAGTGAGGTTAAAACATTGCGTAAGCCATTTGAACAACTAAAAGAAATTATGGGAAGTAAACCGGTAGCTCGCAAATACTTTAGTGATATCAAAGCAGTGGCTACTGCATCTAATGGTCGCTTTAACCCAAACATGATTATATTGAAAGCATTTTAATGAGCAATATAGAAAATAGAATGTCAGAACTAATGATCCTGATTGATAAATCAATATTACTAACTGATAATAATAATGATAGGCTTATGTTAGCCTGTGCAATGATGCAAAGAACTAATGAGATTTTTGAACAAGTTCTTGGAAAAGAAGGTAGGAAATCAATGTACAAGGATTATGTATGAATATTGACTTAAACAAATACAAAGATTTTGTAGAGGCTGTAACAAGTAAACCAAGTAATGACTTGACTACATTTATGGACACTCTAGACAGACTAGATGCCAACTATGAAGTAGACTTGAA